CAGTACATAACTGTTATTTTATTTAAAGAAAATCAAACTGATAAAACAAGTTTTGAAATAATTAAAAATGAATAATCAATTTTTTTCAAATGGAAGATAAAAGAGGAGGCGCAAGAGATGGCGCAGGACGCAAAAGCAAGGCAGAAGAGCAAAGTTTAATAGAAAAACTTACTCCATTAGAGCCAATAGCTTTTAAGGCTCTTACAGAGGCTTTAAATGAAAAGAAAGATTGGGCGGTTAAATTATTTTTTCAGTATAATTTCGGAATGCCTAAGCAAACAATTGATAATAAAGTAGAGGTTTCTAATTTTGATTTAAAGGATATAATTAAATTTGATAAGTAAAAATAATTTATTATATTTGTATTTGTATTGTCGCAGATACATTAACAATTTAATAAAATTCCAACTATGATAAGACTGCGACCTTTGATTAGTTGGTTTTTAGTTTATGGAAATTTGGAAAACAATTAAGAGGTTTGAAGATTATCAAATTAGTAATTTAGGCAGGGTAAAAAGTTTAAAAAACAATAAGGAAAAAATATTGGCATTAAACCCAAATGAAAAAGGATATTACAATGTTGATTTATATGTTGACAATAAAAGAAAAACGATAAGAATACATAAACTTGTTGCGGAATATTTTTTAAATCATAAAGGCGATGGGACTATGAAGTTAGTAATAGACCATATTGATAATGATAAAAGTAATAATAGAGTTGATAATTTGCAGTTAATAACTAATAGACAGAATTCAAGTAAAACATTAAAAAAAATAAATGGGTTAACTTCTTCTAAATATGTTGGCGTTACTTGGAGTAAACAAATAAAAAGATGGATAGCGCAAATACAAGTAAATAAAAAAAGAACACATATAGGTTGTTTTAAAAACGAATACGATGCGCATTTAGCCTACCAAAATAAATTAAAAGAAATTGATAACAATTAATAACAAATACCGCCCGTTGTTTGAAAATGAAACTCGCTTTTTCATTATCACGGGAGGTCGAAGGCAGTTCTAAGAGCTTTGGGGTTGGCACGTTTGCCAGCCTTTTATCGTTTGAATCAGGGCATCGTATTTTATTTACAAGACAAACGATGACAAGTGCGCACCTTTCTATTATACCAGAGTTTCAAGAGAAAATAGACTTATTAGAATTGAATGATTTTTTTGAAATAAACAAATCTGAAATCAAAAATAAGAAGTCAGGTAGCGAAATAATATTTAAAGGAATAAAGACTTCGAGCGGTGATCAAACGGCAAACCTTAAATCGTTACAAGGTGTTACAACGTGGATTTTAGATGAAGCAGAGGAACTAATTGACGAAACTGTTTTCGATAAAATTAACTTGTCAATTAGACAAAAAGGAAAACAGAATCGTGTAATACTTATTCTTAATCCTGCAACAAAAGAACATTGGATTTATAAACGATTCTTCGAGAGTGAGGTTATTAAAGAGGGATTTAACGGAACAAAAGGGAATGTAACATACATACATACTACCTACTTAGACAACATCGATAATTTAGATGTATCTTTCTTGGATGAAGTAGAGAGAGTAAAGACTTCGAACCCTAAAAAATACAACCATGTTATTTTAGGTGGTTGGTTAGATAAAGCTGAGGGTGTTGTTTTTACAAATTGGGAGTTTGGTACATTTAATCCTAATAATTTACAAACTTCATTTGGTCAGGATTATGGATTTAGTATTGACCCCACAACGCTTATTGAAGTAGCGATTGATAAAAGCAAAAAGATAATTTATTTAAAGGAGCATCTGTATAAACCTAAATTAACCACGACAGAAATAGCGCATATTAACAAATCTATTTGTGGGAATAAATTAATTGTGGCAGATAGCGCAGAACCTCGATTGATTGACGAGTTAGTTAGTCAAGGGTGTCGGGTGGTTCCAACAACAAAAGGCGCTGGTAGTATTAGTGCGGGGATTGCTTTAATGCAGGATTATAAATTAATTGTAGAGGGCGAGAATATAGGTAAAGAATTGAACAATTATGTTTATACAGATAAAGGCAGTAAGTTGTTTTGTGATAATTGGAATCATGCAATTGATGCAATAAGATACAATGTATCTTATAATTTAACAGGCGGTTATAAAATAGAAATAAGATAACAAAAAAGCAAATAAATAGTTTATAAGATATGAAAGTAACACTTCCAGAATCAATTCACGACATAACTTTATTGCAATATCAGCAATACGATGAGTTATTACAGCGTAAAGATTTAGACGAGTACAATTTTAATAAAAGAAAGATTCAAATCTTTACAGGAATAGAGCGTAATAGAATTGATTTGATAGGCTCAGTTGACTACAAAATGATGTTAACTCAAATAGATTTGGCATTAAATCAAACAGTTGAGTTTAAGCCTACTTTTTTTATTAAAGATGTTGAATTTGGTTTTATAACGGACTTTGATAAAATTACACAAGGGGAGTTTGTAGATATATCTACACACGGTTCAAGTGTTGAAAACTTACATAAGTTAATGGCTGTTTTATTTAGAACTATTAAAAAGAAAGACATTTTAGGTAATTATGAAATAGCTAATTATACAGGGACTAAACAGTATTCTGATATAATGAAACATATGCCTTTATCTATTGTTAACGGTTCATTGGTTTTTTTTTCGAGTTTAGCGAACGAATTAATCAATTATACCCAGAAATATATGAGGGCGGAACAAGTGAGGGGAGAAACGCAGGAAACTATTTTGAAAAGTGGGGATGGTACGCTACAATAGAAGAACTGGCAAAGGGTAAGATTTGGAAAATAGATACTATATTAAAAATGAATGTTCACGAGGTGCATATTTTCTTAGCTCACAAAATTGATAAGCAGAAATTAAAACATAAGATTATGAATAATAATACTAATACAATAGAGTTATAATGAATCAATTAACACAATTATATTTATATCTTAAGCAATTAGCAGAATCAGATAGTTCAGTTAATTCTGTTATGAAAACGCAGGACATTGATTTAAAAAAAGAAATAATGTATCCATTGGTTAATATTAACATAGTTTCTGGAGGTTTTACAAATGGTCAAACGGTTAACTTCAATATAGAATTATCGTGCTTTAATCAAAGGGATATTAACAAACTAATTAATGAAGATAATTTTTTTGGAAATGATAATGAAGTAGATAATCATAATCTTTGTATTGCAATTTTAAACAGAATGTGGCTTAAAATGTATGCTGATTTTGAAGATAATAATATCACATCGAGCGAAAATCCATCGTTTGAATTAGGTTCTTTTGAGGGTGCTAAATTATTGGATGGAGTTCGTTTATCTTTTGAAGTTGAAGTTCCAAACACGGAGTTATCATTATGTCAAGCGGTGTAGCTAATGAATTAGACAAGTTCGGTAAGTATGTTAAACAACAGGCTAAGTCAAACTTATCTAAAAGAAAAAAGAAAGATACAAGTGCGTTGTATGATGGGGTCAATTATAAAGTTGAAAACAACGATAACATAACCACTTTATTTTTTACGTTTGGGAATGCTGAGGACTATTGGGAGTTCGTAGATAAAGGGGTAAAAGGTGTAAGTAGTTCAGCGAAAGCGCCAATGAGTCCGTTTAAGTTTGGAACGGGAACAGGAAAAAAAGGAGGTTTAACGAATGGTATTAACGGTTGGGTTTCAAGAAAACGCATTCAATTCAAAGATAAAAAAACAGGGAAGTTTCTAAGTTATAAATCAACAGCATTTTTGATAATGCGCTCGATTTGGAATAAAGGAATTGCAACAACAAACTTTTTTACTAAGCCATACGAACAAGCATTTCAAAGGTTACCAGAAGATATATATATGGCTTATTCTTTGGAAGTTGATGAAAAATTAAAAATAGCATTAAAATTATGATAAAAAGTTTATCGCCTTATTACTTAGAGATACCATTTACAAGTCCGTTAACTGATGCTATTTGTACTTCTTACACGTTGCAAGTATTTATTTGGGATGGATTGAAAGCAAGTGTACCTACCGAGTCAGTTTATCAGGTTACAAAGAAAAACCCTACTGGCTCAGGCGGTAATGACAAAGTAAACATAGCACGTTTAGTAAATGACTATATTGATTTTATTCCTAATGAAATGACTACTACTGGAGTGTATAACGGCAACAATCAGGGATGGGTTAAAACACAAGTGATTTATACGACTGCTGACGAATTAGATTTAGACATCGTTCAATTAGAAAGTGTTCAATTATTAACACGTGGCTATGGTTACGGATTAGATGGTGAGAATTCACAATCGAGTGGCGTACTTTTATCAGGCGATGAGTTCAAAGTAAATCGAAATGGTTTCTTTTGTTTGCCTTTAATGATTAGCGAAAGTTTATCTTATTCGTTAAGCATAAAATCTTACCCTATAAATACTTTAAATTACATTACTACAATATCGTCAACTACAAACAGTTCGCAGTTAATCAAAAACATTTGGGTAAATGTAATAGATACTTTAGATGACAATGTTATCGAAATAACCATACCAGAGTTAGATTATACATGTACATTATTAGTTCAGGACGAATGCAGATACACCCCAATTGATATAGCCTTTCAAAATAAAGAGGGTGCGTTGCAATTGCTTACATTTTTTAAAGCAAGAACCGATTCTACAAATGCAACAAGCGAGGAGTTTGAAAATGACAAAGGACAGCCAAGCTTAGGTTATCACCAACACGTTACTTATAATGTTCAGGGTAAATCTAAGTTTAAAATTAATAGTGGCTTTGTAAATGAATCTGTAAATGATTCTTATAAACAATTGCTTTTATCCGAGCGGGTGTGGCAAGTTACCGATGGAACCGCGTACATTCCTTTAAAATTAGGAACTAAATCTTTAGAATATAAGACACGACAAAAAGACCGTTTAATAAATTATGAAATGGAGTTTGAATATGCGTTTAACGATGTTAACAATATATAAATGGTTGTAAAATTATACATAGGTAACGAGGACTTAGACAGGTTCAAAGATGAAAGTATAGAGATTAATAGTTCTATTGCTAACATCAACGATATCACTAAAAATACTACTGACTATTCTCGTTCGTTTACCGTTCCTGCTACTAATAAAAACAATCGTATATTTAAACATTACTACGATGCTAATATAGATAATTCATTTGACGCAAGAGTTAAACAAGATGGGCGCATAGAGTTGGATGGCATACCTTTTAAGTATGGGAAATTTCGTTTAGATAAAGTTAGTGTAAAGCAAGGACGACCTTATGCCTATACGCTTACTTTTTGGGGTAACTTAGTTTCGTTAAAAGACACCTTGAAAAATGATGAGTTAAGTTCTTTAGACTTTTCAGAATTTCAACACACTTTTAATCCTTCAAATGTAAAGATAGGTTTAACTTCAAGTTTGTTTAGCGGAAATTTAATTTATCCGTTATTCGTTAAAAAACAATTATATTATGATTCATCACAAGAGGGAACAAATACGGATAAGTTAGCTAATATATCATACTTGCCTTTAAGTGCAAACACAGGTTTAACTTGGAATGAGTTACGACCAGCGTTAAGAGTATTAAATATTATTGAAGCTATAGAAACAAAATATGGTGTTACTTTTTCACGTGACTTTTTTGGGCGTACTGATTTTACAGAGTTGTTTATTTGGTTAAACAATGATTCTAACTTGGTCAATACCCAAAACAACAAAGTTAGAATGGACTTCACTAATACAGGCGATATTGACGGTAGAGGCGGTGTAGTTGATATTATAGAAGATACTTTTGTAGCAGGAGGTAAAAGAATATATTCTCTTATTGACATAGTGCCAGCTTCAGGATATGAAAGCGTAAAGTACAATATTGAGCATACAATCGATGGTAATTTGGCAGGTGGTTTTAGTCAAAGTACTGGAACTGATGTATTTTATTTTGATATAGAACGAAATACAGGACAAAAACATTCGTGGTATATTTCAGCGAACCAAGAGTTTAAATTTACAAGTAAGTTAACGATTGAGTTTAGATACGAGAGTTATCGTATGTCTGCTACGTTTCCACAGCAAACAATTACAGGACAGTTACAAGTAATTAACAACTTACCTAAGATAAAAATAATTGACTTCTTAAACGGATTATTTAAGATGTTTAAATTGGTGGTTATAGCTGATGAATATGATAATATCTATGTTGATACTTTAAAAAGTTTCTATTCTAAGGGTTCAATTTGGAATGTTTCTAAATACATAAATGATAATTCAATAGATATCGAAAGGGGTTCGTTATTGAATGAAATTAAATTTAAATTTCAAGAGCCTATCACTATATTAAACAAACAATTTAAAGTAAATACTGGTTTATCTTATGGCGATGAAGAAACAATATTAACTGATGATGGTACTGCTACTGGTAAACCTTTGGATGGAGAAAGTTTATCGTATGAATTACCTTTTGAACAAATTGTTTATGAGCGTTTAATTGATTTAAAAGATAATATCAATACCAATATAATGTACGGAGGTATATTTGATGAGACAATTACACCTGTAAATCCAAAAGTACACTTATTTTATAATGTATCTACTGCGATAGGTACAAAAACTTTAGGATTTATTAACGATATAGGAGGCAAAGAGTTAATTAACGGAAGCGTTAACATAGCAAGTCACTCAATTGACTTTATTAATCCACAATATAACTTAGTTTTTGGTATAGAAAATAACGAATGGAACGGTGTAGCTTCGGAAAATACCTTATACAAAAACTATCATAAAGACTATGTAGACTCAGTATTTAATATTAAGCGTAGGAATTTTAAATATAAAGCGATTTTACCATTACGAATATTAACGCAATTAAAATTGAATGATGTTTTACAGATTAAACACGATTATTATAGGATTGATAATTACAATATTAATCTTTTAAGTGGTGAAGTATCGCTTAATTTAATTAACTCTTTTGATAATACAATCAATGGATTTAACGCTGATGTAAATGTATTGTATGCGGATTACAGAGCGCAAACACAAACGGTAACAATAACAAATTTAGGCGGATATAGTTATATAATAGAGTCAGGAACATGGCTATCAATTACAAGCTCAGGCGACAATGTTTACTTTGCATTTGAAGAAAATAACACGGGTGCGACACGTTCGACAAATGTTTCAATTACGAACACAACGACATTACAAGTAATAGATATTTTTTGTCAACAAGCGCCACGAATAGTAACAGCAGATAATAATATAATAACAGCGGATAACAATATAACAACGGCAGACAATGGCTAAACAAACAATAGGAATAGGAACAACGGCAGGCGATGGAACGGGTGATGTTTTAAGAGTTGCATTCGATAAAACAAATGATAACTTTGACGAGCTTTATAGTGCTACTGGGTTTCAAAGTATTTCAGACACGACAAATACGCAAACACTTACTGCTTTGACGGATAATTTAGTTTCATTCTCAGCAACTCCAGAAGAAAATGGAGGTTTGACTTTGATGGATTCAAATGCTAAGATAACACCTGTAGCACTTAACGACATTATAGGAGTTGATTTTTCATTTACAGGCGTGGTTCCTG